GTTTAGACTGGCCAAGCTCTCGTGCGGCCGTGTTGGCAAAGTCTTTAACGCTCTTAGACGCGCGCCCAAAAATTACGTTTACCTTGCTTGTTGCTTCCTCAAAATCTGAGGCCGCTCGAATAGCCGGGGCAATAACTTGGGTTATGGTGCCGATAGCGGCGGCAGCTGGCAGCAATGCGCGCTGCAAAATAAAGCCCGCTTTTTGGGTTGTTGTGGTCAGGCTCTTGAATTCGCGTTGAGCGTCGGCAACACCCTTGCCACTAAAGCTAGTTAAAATCGGTATGTTAATTGCCACGGGATACCACCAAATTACGGTTTGTCTGTGTCATAACTTTACCCACAATGCTTAGTAGCTCGGCGGTTACTGCCGGGCGGTTGCTTTCCACGGCCTTGTCAATAACACGTGGGGCGTCTCCTACCTCTTTATTTAAATTGGCTATAAAGGCCGTGTTACGTACTCCGCTAATGCCCGCGCCCGCGTGGTCATAGATAGCGCCAGCAAAACTCTTTTGTTGTACCACCATTAAACGGTATGGCTTGGCACCGTACACAACTTGCCGGGTGTAGCCGCCTTGGTCAAAATCTACGTAACGCTCTTTAGTTGCTCGTACACCTACGCGCACGTTAAACCCGCCTTGCACCTCGGATATGTTCCAACCCGCCTCTCGGCCACGGATTAGCGAGCCTCGACGCATACCGGATAGCGGGGCACCGTTGCTACGCGATTGTGTAGAAACCATGCTTCGCGCCTCTTGCACAATTTGGTTTCCAACGGTTTTAATGTCTTTAGTTACTTGCCGCCTAATTTTGCGGTCTATGTCGTTTAACTCTTTTAACGCGTTTTGCACCCCGTATACGTCAATTTGTCCGGTTATGCCCATAGCGTCGCTACCTTTTTTTGTGTGCCTCTGTCAACACTTTAGCCACGGTCTGCAAGTCTTGTAGCTCAAACGGGATATTAGGCGGCCACCAACCGACAGCTACTAGCACCTCGGCTAGCTGGCGTCTGTAGGTGCCGCTTCGGTAAAACTTGGTTGCTCTTGCTCGACAACCTCAATGTTGACAAGCTGTTTAATGAAGTTGTCAAACTCTGCCGGTACAACAATTTTGTTTAACTTAGACGCCTCAAACGCCAAATAGGCTAAATCCTCTATGCCAATGCCATTGGCCATGTCGGACGCCTTGCGCTTAAATTTGCGCTCCCATGCCACAACAACGTAAAGGTTGGTTGTAACCGTGTAAGTGTTGTCGGGTAGCTCAACTTTTAGAGTTAGCTGCATAACTTGCCTCTTTCGTGTCGGGCCGTGTTGAGGCCGTTATTAGGAAACGTCTACGGAATACGAGCCGCCAGTAAACGTAATGTCAATGGTTGACAATTCGCCCATGGTTGCGTTGATGACTGGCAAAGACTCTAGGTAAGTGCCTGTCAAAATAAAGCCCGGGTTGGTTGCCGAATAAGTGTTTGGCGTTGTCGGTGCTTGTGGCGAAACCAACACGTTGCATTGGGTACCAACAAGGCTGGCCAATGTTGCGTATGTTTCGGTTGCGGCGTAGCTCATGTAAAGAGTAAGTGTTAGCTCGTTGTTTTCAAGGCCGCCAACGTTAAAACGGGCGGTGTCACCAAATGCGGTGCTTTCCAATGCTTCTACCGTGCGGGTGAGCGTTGCGGCGGTGCACTGGTCACGCAAGTTAACCGTTGCGATAGTTACGTCCGGGTTGCTTAGGTAAGTTGTTGTGGCCATGGGGTTACTCCTCGTTTGTGTCTATGTCTTTTTTAGCATTTTTTGCGGGCTTAGGTGCGGATACTTTAATAAAGCCGCCAGCTAGTAGCGCCTCGATATTAGCACCGCGCATTACGGCTAGGTCGGCGTCAAATTCGGCGCCCGGTGTACCCACTCGAGGGCTAACAACGGTGTATTTGCTCATGCTGTAGTGCTCGCTTTCAAGTCAATGGTTAAATCATAGGCGGCGTACTCGGCCCCGCCGTAGATAGCTACCGTTGGGCGCCCGCCAGTAACCGCAACGTTTTTGGCAAGTAGTAAAGCGGCCATATTCATTAGCGAGCGTTGCGCGTCAAGGTTGCCCGGGCCAAGGGTAATAAGTCGCACCGGAAACGTAATTTCGACAATGTTGAAGTTAAACGCCACAAAGCTAGGGGCGTCTATAAACGCGCACGGCGGGTTAATGTTGCGCGGGTCATTGGTAACGGTCATGCCCGTAATCGTGTTTAGCGTCGTTGTGAGGTTGTCTAGCGCGACGTTAAAAAGGTCGGTGTATGCGGGTACGGGCATTAGGCCACCGCGGGGCGGTCAATACCCAACAGCTGTTTAACCATTGGGCTAAAGCCTGTCGAGCCGCCAGTAGTCATACCGTCAAACGACGCGTAATCCATGCCAGCGCTACCACGTTGCCTATACAAAAAGCCTGCATAAGCCACCGTGCCAAGCGTTACCGCGGCGCTCGGTGAGGTCGTCAAGCTGTCCACGTACCCGGCTTGCTGTCGTCGCTTGTAGCAAACAGCGTTGGCACTTGTGCGGCATTGCGTTAGAAACGTGGCGTCGGCAGCTGTAGCGGTGCCTATGCCTAACCAATCCTCTACTTGGCTGTCGAGCGTTACCCACGTACACGTAGGCGTAGTGGTCAACGTGCCGGTAGCTGCCACAATCTCGACGTTGGCCGCTGTACGGGCATATAACACTTGGTTTTGTATTGGCTGCTGGTAGTCGTAAGTAAAAAAGCCTTGTTCGTCTACGCCCGTAAAATAGTATTGCGGCAAGTCAACGACGGTATAGGTGCCGTTAAAGGTTGCGTCAACGCCGCTTATAACAACGGATTGAGCAACCTCAAGCGGGTCGGCGTTAGTTAGTAATACAACAACCGCGTAATTGTCGGTTAAGTACTTTTGTGTGACCGAGTAAGCGGCCATAATGGCCTACCTTTCGGTTATCAGACGAACTTAACGAACTTGGTGGCGTCTGCCATGAAAGCGGCAGCGTACCCTCTGAAGGCTATTGTCCTGCCCATAGTTGCTGGTACCTCAACGCTAATTGCGCCTTTTTGCTGTTCGTAGAATTCGAAACCAGCGGCAGGGCCAGCAGCGTGTCCCATGAATGAGCCCGGTGCGTTCTTGTCAACAACGAGCACCAACCCAAGCGGGTTGCCGTTCCAAGTTGTTGCGGCAGCGTTGCCGGCAGCGTTTTGACCCATAAGGTTTGGTGCACCCGTGTACGGAAATACTGGACGGTTGGAATCGTCTACCGAGCTGGCCAATGCGGCCCAACTTGCAGGCGTTACAAACATGTGCGTTGGCAAGTAGTTAGAGTTTGCCGAAATTTGGCGGGCGCCCTCGTAAATTGCTGCTACCCAATCTGCACCTTTAGCGGTATCTGCTACCGATGAAGTTTGTGTGATTGCTGCATGGCAAGTGTCTACGGCGTAGTTGTCGGTTGCTTGGCCGTAAGCGATTGCGAGCTGGTTCAAAATAATGTCAATGCTTGATGGGTCTGACCAATCCAAGTCTTGTTCGGACACGGTGACGTATGTTCCAAAACTTAGTTTTGAAACGTCGTTGTTTGAAACTACAACGGTTGACGCGTTCAACGAATCAAACTGTGCGGCCTGTTGTGTAACAACTGGTCGAGTTGTAATTACTGGACGGCGAAAAGTTGCGCCAGCTGTCGGCATTGCCCTAGTCCCGATTGCACTAACAAACGGCCTAATTGGGTTTAGCGAGTCGTAGACACTCCCGGTGATGATTTCTGGCAATATGCCCGGGGTGCTTTCCGTGTTAATGAATGGCGCAACACCGGGTGCAGCTTCAACAACTGCTTGCTTAATGTTTGCGTTCATTTGTGCAAAGTCGGCGCCGCCACGTACATAGCTAGCGATGTATTCCGACGTGCTCGGCAAACGCAATTTGCGAGGCTGTGCATAAATGGTTTGCACGGTTGCGGCCTCAATAACGGCTGGTGTTTCTACGGTCTTTTCCATTTCGGTTAACTCCTCGTTTTCGTCTTGTGTATTATTTAACTCTATTTCGTCGGGCTCTTGGTGGATACTCGCCGCGACGCGCTGCACCTTGGCCGCCTCAAATGCGCCATAGGGCAGCAAACTGAGCTCTTGCCAATCGGCCTTAGTTACAACCATGGTTCCAGCCTCGTCAAAACTAAATTCGACGGGCAAAATGCCTACGCTTACGCTGTCTAAAACGCCGTCTTTTGCAAGCTCTAGCGCCTCGTTGCCTAACGTTGTTTCGCTTATCTTCGCTTCAAACATGACGGTATCGCCTACCAACTCTCGAGCGGTCACCAAGCCGATTGGGCTAGTGCTGTCATGGTTTAGGTACATTTTGGGTTTTTTGCCCTCAAGCGGTAGTGCGCCCGGCTCGAAACGTACTTTTTGCCCGTCCGATACGACGGCCTCTACGCCGTATTGTAGGGCGACACCGGCAAGGGTTCTACGTGGCAGCGCGTCACCTTTAGCGGCGTCTAAATTTAATTCTTGTGGGATTAACCTAAGCATTGTTTACCTCGTTTGCCATGTCCGGCATGTTTTCGGCGCTGTCTTGGTATTGGTTTTCTAAATAGCTTTCGATGTCAAACATAACACCCGTGCCACGTGGCAGCACGTTATCCGCGCTAAGTGTTTCTTGTATGCAATCTATGTATGGCTTAACCCCAAAGGTATAAAGGTCACGGCTGGCCTCACTTGATGAGACGTATGAATAATTACCGATAGATACCGAAACTAAATAAGCGGGGACGTTTGCAATGCGCGCAATTTCTTTTGCTTGGTATTCGGCGGCGTCAATAAGCAACATTTTGTCGGGGGTTGCGTTGTTAGGTATTACCTCTACAAATTCGTTTACCGCACACGTGGCTGAAGCATATCTGGCCGAATCGTAGGCCGCGGCCAAATCGCTGAGCTCTTGCGGGCTCATGGGCTCGCCGCCAGTCTGCCTAAGCGTTACGGCTGGCTGCAAGCTGCTCGAGTTTCTGTTGCGGGCCTGCTCAAGCTTTAACGCGGTATCTACTGAGGTTGCGCCGGTATAAATCAAACCTTGAATTGGGCTTAAAAACTGTACGCAATCCTCGTAACGAATTGGTAAGCCTTGAAACAAAATTTGTTTAGACGGGCCAAACCAAACGCCCGTGCCTTGTGCTTGGTCTTGTGTTGTAATCATTGCGGCGGGTAGACGCGTAAACGCTGCCGGGTATCCGTCGGCGGTGCGCTCGGTTATATACCAAAATGCGCGGCCATAAAAAAACAAGTCGTCAAATGTCCAACTTAAAATAAAGTTGTTTGTTACGCCTTTGTCAATGCGTCGTAGCCATGAGCGCGGCGCCTCGGGCACCTTTTCCATTTCGTCGCCGTTCCACATTTCTTTGTACATCACAAGCGGCAAACAGCCGACAAGGCTTGCCATTAAGTCGCGGCTACGGCTAATAGTTGGGACTTGCATAAAACGGCTACGGTTTACGCCGTCGGTGTACGCAAAAAAGTTGCCAATTTGTGAGGCGCCAGCGTTGCTACCGGCAGCGGCTTTAACAACGGTTGCTGGTTCAGGTTTGCGCGTAAAAATAGCCATGCGTTTAGTGTGCCATATTTAGGCGGCTAATGGTGGCACTCGCTGGCGGCGAGCAATCCCCGACGGAAAGCAAGGCCAGCGAGCGCCACACAAACTTTAGCGGTTAGCGCCCATAATCATTGGTTTACCGACAAGCTGCGGGCGGCTTGCCATGGCGGCAGCCCATACCATACAACGCGCTGCTTCGATAGGGCCCGGGCTTCGTGTCGAGGATAAAGCAACGCTTCCGTTGTGTTTAATAAGTACGGCCCGCTCAACGTGTTGTGTTAGTAGTAGCTCGCCGTTGTGTTGTAAACGGTTTTCTATAATCATTGAGCGCACCGCGGCTGTCCATTTCAGTAGCTCACGGTAGCCAACTATGGTGCGGCGACGCTCGAGCGCGGGCGGGCAACTTACCTCTAGCGCGGGGATTATTGCTAGGCGTAGCCCCGGGTTGTTTTCTATTTCTAGGTCAACTAGCCGCCACATTTCGGCAACGCTGTTAGCGGTAAACGCTACGGTTACGTGTGTTTTGTTGCCAGCTTGTACGGCGCGCACGGCGGTATAGCGGGCTTCGTCGGTTGAGCTTTCGATAGCCAACACTCCACCGGGGGGTGGCGGGGTATCGGTTTTGCAAGCGTCAAACACGCCCGTTTCTAGCCAACCCGTTGTTACGGCCTGCCAAAGGTTTACAGACGCTCTAAGAAACGCCGAGCGGTTAGGGCCTAGCGCTTCGCCCTCGATTACGTCTAGGTCAATAAGGCCGCCAGCTAGTGCGGGGTTTGCGTACTCCCATGCCTCGGGCGTCATTGGGTCAAGTTGTGGGCTTGGGCTAAATTCGGCAAAGTACAACGTGGTTTGTTTGCCGCTATCTATCGCCCTTAAGCCTTGGTCACGCCAGCGCAATAGCGCGGTACTTTCTTGCGTACCCGCGGTGCTCACAAGTAAACACAACGGGTTTTTACGTGCACGTTGAGACGGTAGTAAACCGTCGTCTATAGCGGCCTCGGATATTTGCCATACCTCATCGGCCGTAATTAAGTCGGCGCTGTAACCGTGACCTGCTGCCGGGGTAGCTGCTCGAATATGCCACACGCTGCCATTAGGCATTGTTAACTTTTGGCGGCCGTATGACCAACTTACCTCGGCACCAAATTTGGCTTCCATGATTGGCGCCAAGTAACTGAATTGCGCGGCTGTTAAATCCAACTTATGGCTAACGCTAATTACCGTTTGCGGCTGCCCTCGGTGCTCTGCCTCTT